GTTTGTGCAAAAAAAAATCGGGTAAATGTCTATTCTTTGTTTTATTTTTATTAATTTTGCTTTTGCCGAGCATAAGCTCGCAACAAGAAAATTAATAAAAAAGAAATACCCCAAAATAAGGTATATTTTAACACTTTTCACCTTTAATAAATAATATATTAGGTATAATTTGGTAATTAGAAATTAATATCATTATTTTAGGTCGTAAAATTTTTACTGACTATAAAATTTAAAAAAATGATTCCTAATTACTTGCTTAGTAATACAAATGCTGTATTGCTAGAAATTCAAAAAATCGCAGAAAAAAGATTGAAATTAGTTGAAATTAGAAATTTCAATGAATTGAAAAATGTTTCTATTATTTGTTCTAATATAGAACAAAATAAAATGATTCATATTACCAGTGATATGCTTCCATTTCAATTATCTAATGAAATTATGAATTTAATTGATGATTCAATTGATCAATTTGATAAAGATATTTCATCATTAAATCAACATTTAAAAAATTTATAAAATGAAAAAGATTAGATATAATGGTTATATAATTATTGAAATTAATTTAGATCATTTAAAACCTAAATATTATGTTGTTCAAATGGATATGTCTGAACATCAAACACTAATGAGTGCAAAATGTCATATTGATTATTTAACTAAATAATATATGTTATACCTTTTATTAATTTTAAAACACAAAAAATGGAAAACGAAAAAGAAAAAAACAAAAGTTTTGGTGCTTGGAACAAAATCACAAAAAATAGTAAAACTTACATAAGTTTTAATATTGAAGGAAATTTATATTCAATGTGGAAAAATGAATTTAAAGAAAAACCTAATCAACCAGATTACAAAATTTATAAAATTGATCCTATAAATAATACAACAAATGAATAATTTAACACAGCCAGCATATCCAATTATGCCATTACAAGATAACTTTAAAAGATTAGTTGTTCCAGTACCTGGTCTTTCAAAACTTGAACATTTTGCACTTGAAATTTTTAAAGCAAAACGTGGTAATAATTGGGAAGGTAACGATAATGAATTAATGGAACATAGTATTGAAAAAGCTATAATTTTTTTAAACCTTATTGAAGAAGAAACTAAAAACTTATCAAATGACAAAGATTCTGAAATGGTTATTTACAACCAATAATGGTCAAGGATTATTAATAATAATAATTGTTTTTTGGATAACTGCTATACTTCAAAATTTATAATGTGGAAAATAATGACTATAAAATAAACATTGATGAATTACTTGATAAACGAAAATATAATCCAAATTACATTCCAACAAAGGAAAATATTATTTTTACCATTCAAGAAAAACATATAGGTAGTTTACAAAATTTTATAATATTCTCTGGACTTCCCAAGGCCGGAAAATCTACTTTTATTTGTGCTATGATTTCAAGTGTATTTAATACATACGATATTTTTACAATGAAATTAAAAACACCACAAAATAGAAATAAAATTTGTTTGGTTGATACCGAATCATCAGATTATGATTTTTACAGGACTATAAACAAAATAAAAGGATTTGCAGAAATAAATGATCTGCCACCAAATTTTGATGCTTTTCAAGTTCGTGAAGATTCCAGTACTGCGATTAAACAAATGATTGAACGATATTTAGATTTAAATAGGGATTGTGCAATTTTAATTGTGGATGGATTATTAGATTTATTAGTGAATTACAACGATGAAAAAGAAAGTAGTTTATTGACAAAATGGTTAAAAAAAATAACCAAATATTACAATATATTATTAATTTCAGTATTACATCAAAGTAAGTCTAATTTAGCCACAACAGGTCATATTGGTAGTGCATCAGATAGATTTGCTCAATCTACTTTAGATATAACAAAAGATAAAGAAAATAATACCTATGTATTATCTAGTCGTTTTATGAGATCAGATTCAGATTTTGAACCAATAACCCTAATGAATTTTAACGGAATATTCCAACAAATAGAAACTGAAAAAATTAAAAGCACTGGTAAAAAAGCTAATGAATTGGATGAAATAGAAAGTAAACGATTAATGAATCAAATTATTACCATTCCTATGCCATATAGTGAAATTTCAAATGAAATTGTAGAAAGGACTGCCACAAGTAAAGCATTTGCTAAAAATTTAATTAAAATTTGGATTTCTAAAAACTATATTGTTAAGGATTCAAAAAACAATTATAAAATATTATGAAAATCATAATTATAATCATTATTTGGGAACTTATAAAAACATTATTTTACAAATTAATTAATAAATAAATATGAAATTTTTAAAAAAATTACATTTATTCTGTATTGTTTTACCAATTATAGCTATATTTTTTATATGTATTTTTATTATTACTTTTTTTCAATATATAATTGATATATCAATTGTACCTAAAAGTAATACATAAAAAAAGATCCAGTTTTTTAAGCTGGATCCTTTGACTATAAAATAGACAAATGATTGCCCATTCTAACACTTTTCAATACAAATTTAAACATTATGACAAATAGAAACAAAATTTATTTTATAATTATGCAACGTAAAGTCGTTAGTTTAAAGGATCTGGAAGATATAACACAATGGAAAAAAATAACAATAGTTAAAGCAGTTGGACCATTATTAATTAGAAACAAAATAAGAGCAGTTTTAAAGGATAATGTAAGATATTTTGCAATTAATGAAAAAACCCTTTAAAATGGCTAAAAACATATATAATGCTATTGTTTTTTGGAAGGATAAAGCAGTTCCAGTACGGAAATATAGAAATATATCTAATATAAGCAGTTTTACTAATTTTGTAATATCTATAAAAGCTGATTATTTTAATTTATATGATAAAAACACCAAATTATATGTTGAAAGGATATACATAAAAAAAGGGACGTAGAAACGTCCCTTGCCCTTTACTTCAAACACAAAAACCTACCTATGATTATGATAAAAACAATCTTTTTTCAGCATTTCTGCGATTAATAAGTCCATTGCTAGGCTTACCACCTGCATTGATCCATCTATCAAATTGTTTAGCTACAATATCTTTGCTTTTTCCTTCATTTAAAAATTGTAATAAATCACTTTTTAAAAAACCATCTTCTCCTACATTATATGTAAAAGATGCTAATGCCAATAATTGATTATTAGTTACTGGAACTCTAATATTATTCATAACAAATTCATATTTGTCTTGTGCTTCTGCTAATAACCATCTTTTAGCAGTTTCTTTGTCAATTATATCAGTTTTATTTACTGGTCTTTTTAGATCCCAATTATATCCAGATCCATAGCCTACTGACCATTGTTTATAATCCCATATTGGAACTGCTAAAAATTTTCCTTCTAAACTAGAAATTAAATTAAATAGTTTATCAGATATTGCACCAAATGGTGTTTTATTCATATAAGTTGCTATTTTTTTAGGAAACATAAGTATTAAAATTGTTGTTATAGTAATTATTGTTAATACTTTTTTATTAGTATTCATAATAATTAGTAATTTTTTTTACTATCTTGAGCTGAATGACCCATTAAAAAAGTCGCAATTCCTGTAATTGCCTGTGCAATAACTTGTAAAGTTCCAGTTCCAGATGTTGCAAAATAGCCACTAATTGCAGCCAATAAACCAAATAAAGTTGTTTTAGGATTTTTCATTTTTCTTTTTGTTTAATTTATAAAAATGTAAAATTGTATAAATGGAACTAATACCAGAGAGTAATCCCAAAAATAAAGACATATAAGAATTTATTTGGTTAATACTTAATATGTAAGTACCTACGCTAGTTATAGCCCCACTTATACCATTTATATTATGATTCATTTTAATCATTTGTCGCTTCATTTGAAGCAGTTTTTTTCAATTCATTAACAATTGTATTAAATGCTTCTGCTATTTGTATAGCAGTATCAATGTTAAGCATAACACCTTTTTTAATACTTTCATCAATTAAAGCTTTAATTAATTCTAGGGCTTTTTGTTTTTCCATTTTGTTTTTGTTTAGTTTAAAATTTATTAAAAGGGATTTGGTAAAATTACGGTTTTTGGATTAATAATATTATCCAATTGTTCAGTTAAATTTAAATCTATTTGAT